TAGGTACAGTCGTACCGTCCTTCGAGTCTCTGGATTAACAGGCCCACTTGTCGTATGAACCAAGCTACCAAACTTGATTTCAAACGTAGGGTGTCCGTTTTTAGAAAGGGTTAGTTCCTGCGAGATGACCTCGCCCTCGTAATTGCCAGTAGGTAACTGGCTTTCAAAATTTGACATATCTATATCTCCTATATGATGTCAACAACCTAGAAATATTACAGATTTAACGTACCTGTAATAACTTTTGCAGCAGCTTCAGGACTGCTACCGAGTAAGTATTGTTCTTCCATTCCGTGACGGTTCTTACAAACCCGTGCCGGATTAGGACTCGTGAACATGATGCGGTCACCCGTACCACGTGCCTTCGCCTTACCGTCTGTCTCCTCAATGTTTTGGACACAGCCTAGCTGTAAGATATTGTCACACCAACGACTCGTCAATGCCCAAACCGATTTATTTGCAGCAGGCTGCCATCGGTCGTAGTCAATGCTATCAGGTGAGTTCATCTTCTTAACCTCAACATGAGCCAAGATGATTACACTGGTTCCTTGACTAGCAATCCCGTCGAGGATCGACAAGAACTCCCGCCAGTTATCCGATACGACATTCCAGCCAGCACCATAAGATTGGAACTTGAGACGGTCACCGTCGAACTTAGTACGCTTAACGTGCTCGACAGCTAAAGACTCAAACCCATCAAGGGCATCGAGCACAAGTGTTCCTGGATTCTTCTTAGACTCCAGTAGTTCATCGAGTGCCTGACATGTATCCAACCAATTTTTCATTGGTGGAAATGCCGGTGTCGCTGGAATCTCACCAGCGTCCTGCAATGTGCCTAAGCTATCCTCGCCAGCAGCTACTAAAAATACAGGGTCGGGGAAGTACGCTGCTGTACTCGTTTTCCCTACACCCTCGCCACCTGAGATGACTGTCTTTGTCCCTCTGGTTGCTGCTTCTGTCGTAATCTTCTCTAACCAACTACTCATTGCTACTCTCCTGTGCAATTAAACTTCTAAAATAAAACTCCACTCCTAAATGAAATAACGATCCTATACGAAGGGATTGAGTATCGTAACCCACCTTCTGTATGGATTCTTCGTATCGGTAATAGAACTTACGCCGACAGGACTTGAAACATGTAGCTTTTGAGAACGAAATCTTGTTGCTACCCTTCTTGTTTCCACCTTGTCGTGGTTCCCAGTCCCCATTGTCTTCGGTGCTAGTGCCATCACATAGGCTCATGTACTCACACTTGGAACCGTATGCTAGGCACTGACTAGTGTTCTTGTAAAAATGGTCAATCCCAGTGTTCTGACATTCTTCAATGTCATCCAAGACCAACTCCATAGCGTACAACTCGTTCACCATGTCAACATTGTTACGATGAATCGGTGCGCTACGAGCAAAGTACTTCTCAGGGTTCTCTTCGATGTGCTGATTGATTCGGATCAGGTAGCACTCGGCATTTTCCTTCGCCTTGGGGTCTGATTCGTATAGTTCTTGTGTAGTTTTGCATACTTCTACGCCTAAGTACGTTCCATCTTCAATGATTTCACGCCTAGTGCCCTTAGCTTCGCTTGTATCGCCTTTGGGTATGCTTTTCGGTCTTAGGGTCGGGACTTTGATATAGTCGATTAGCGTGTGCGTGAGAGGCTCTCCTGATGCTGCCATTAACATGGAGTATAGGGTCACTTGTTCACTAACATTCGCTGTTAGGAAAGGATACACCCCATCGGAGTCGGCATCTCGCTGCCCAGTCTTATGTTCTAGCTGGACTAGCTTGCTGCCATCACGCACAATCGTATCGAGTTTACCGTAGATTTTGTACTCGACATTGTTCACGCTGGAGTTGACGATAAACTCTCGTTCAGCTTCGGCCTCAACGATCTTATATGTATCGTCCTTGTAATGCTTGGTGTAGCCCATGAATATGGCTGTCGCTTTAGCGAAATCTATCGGAGTCGTCTTGGACTTCTCTAGATACATTGCTTCAAGTCCCGCACGCATGGCGGTAGAATGATCCTTCATCGTTTAGTCTCCTGTCAATACCCCTGCAAAGGGGTAAGGGTTTTCCTGTGTATTAGTACGCTCGTAATGCTCGGCACGCCTCGCATCACTCGCTCGTCCCGCACCCCACAAAAGGGTGCAAGGGACAAGAGCGACAGTGACATACTGTTTCCTGAAATATTATATTAATGATTTACCAAGCTGTGTCAATCACAATTCTCAGTATTTTTTTCAGGATCGTCCTCATCTGTATCCTTATCGGCAGCAATGCCGCTATTCATTAGCCCAATTCCACAGTCTATATCGGTCTTAGCGAATAAGAAAATTAATTTGGCAAATTTCAAGTCCCTCTCCCACAATCCGGTGGTTAATTCATCGTTGTAATGAATCAGGTCAAAGCATTTGGTGATGCAGTTGTAGTCGGTCGGTACACCTGTACGGATATAGAATCGCATCTCGCTGACCAATTCACGGATCATTCCCCGATACTTCCTAGTCCTAGTCATCTGTGTCCTCGCCATGTACGTATACCTGGATTCCCACCACACCGGCAGCACTGAACAGTGTATCCCACATTAACTTGCGCTCGCCCTTCTTATAGTAATGCCATGCCACTGGACTAAAACCGCCGGTCTTGCATAACTCAACCTTAGTCATGCCGATCTTGGTACGTTTCTTTTCAATCAAATTAAACAGTTGTCGTTCAGATTCTATATTAATCATTTGGTACTCGTTTCTTGCTAATGTAAATTTTACGTATTGATTCCTTGCCAAACTTATTACCCAGTCGATTCGTGTGTCCATAGTCCTCTAGGACATCAGAGATTTCACGGTATGACAGACCTGCATCACGTAGCTTGTATACTTTGCGACATATATCTGCCTCAGCAGGACACAATCTGACGTACTTAGGTCTATCTGGGTCTTTCTCCCAACCAAAGGGTGCTTTGAGTCCACAGAGGCGGTCCTGGCTACGCATATGGTCAAATGCTGCAAGAGTCCTTTCTACAATAAGTTCGCGCTCCCACTGCGCCAGTACACTTAGCAGACTGGCAAACATTCTCCCGCCTGCTGTAGTTGTATCAATGCTATCCATAATCGCAATGAGACTCTTATCGCACTTGGCGAATGTATCCATTAGATTAGCCCAGTCTTTTATGGATCGGGACAATCGGTCTAGCTTAGTGATTACCATGCCATCAATGTTGTCACCCGTAAGGTCAAACATAGCATCACGGATACCACGTCTGCGCAGGTCACGACCGGATTCACCCTTATCCTGATAGATACGAATCAAATCGTACTCCATCAACTCACAGTGAACACGTATCTTAGTGCATTGGTCGGCTAGACTTAGACCCTGATCGCCAGTGGATACACGAGCATATCCTATTACTCGCATTGTGTATCCTCCTGTAACAAAAATGGGAATGCCTTTTTCAATTCCAGCATAAGACGAGTACATGCTATTAAAGCTGTTTTATGCTCTCTTGGGTGCTTGGAATTTACAACAGAACTCATATGACGTCTGATTAAACTAAATTCTGTGTGCGCATTACGAATAGCTTTGACCTGTTTAACGGTGTTCTCCCACTTATTAGCGTATCTATTACCACCGTTAAACTCTAATTTCAAATCCCTGCGCACTGCGTGATATGCCAGTTTAGCTAATGCCTGATCCGTAATTGCACCTGGATCAGTGCCAATAGGTGCTTTAACCGTTATCAATTCGTCTACATAAAAATCGTAGCTGATTATTTTACTAGTAGGTTTCTTATTCATCGGTATCCTCCTCCATTACAATAAGGTTTGCTTCACCCTTTTCTAGCATCTTAATAAATGCACCCTTTGCATCGGCTAACGCCTTTGCTTCTGAGTCTGCATCGATACTACACATCTGGTCAACACTTATGATGTAAGTCTTATTCATCGGTATCCTCCTGTAATCGGTCTATTTCATCTAAACATGGATTGCAAAACGTAACCCAACCTTCCACGAGTAACTCGTCTACGTCGCCCTCAGCCTGCTTACAGACGCAACAGATGTTAGGATCGGTGGTAGGCTTTCGCCACTTCACCATGATCTGCTCGCCTGTACTGTCGTCGATGTAATAAACCCAGTCGTTGAGTTCGATGTACACCGCAGCATCGGTTAGTTTTATAGTTTTAGCTTTCATCGGTATTCTCCCAATCATCAGAATGTTTCCCTGTTTCTGCATCAAACGTGGCGTGAAACTCTAACACCACTTGGCGGTGATAGGCGTGGGCTGCTAGTTTACGCATTGCCTCAATTTCCAGTGTGGCCGGGTCAGTACCAACAGGTGCTTCCACTGTTATCAAACTCTCAAGGGTAAAATCGTAGTTAATTTTCTTTTTCATCGGTATTCTCCTCATCGTATTCAAACTGCGGTATTAAACGATGAAACGTATCATCGTTCGCAACAGCACTAATAAATCGTAAATCACATGACACGTTCCACCATTGCAACAGTAGGTCTATTGCATCGGTCTTGTCATCGACGGGGATCATGTCGTAGTCGTATCGCACAAAACCATCGTGACTCTTTGCGTCTAGTGCAATGTAGATTTTGTGACAACCATCGAATGTAATACTGACGGCATCGTTAAGAGCAGCATCAATCTTGTCTAGAAACGGTTGTTTAAAGGTTAATTCATCGGTCGTTTTCATCGGTCTTAGTCTCCTGGTTTCATCGGTATTGCTAACCAGTACGTACTGATTAGTCAGGTCACCGGATCGGGATTGAACCGATCTGCATCTACGCCCATTCGGTGACGGGGTGCTAGTCGGTCGATTCCCCCTTCAATTTATCCCATGCCCAGACAATCACCTTGTCTAGGATAGCTTCGAGGGGTTGCCGTATTTCTTCGTAGGATTGGTCGTAATCAGCGCATTCCTCTGCAAACCTAAATGTAAGCCAACGGATCTCATAGTATTCTCCGTCATCTATTGCATACTTTAATATTCCGAGTGATTGACCCGCAATGGTAAAATCCTCGTCCTCTTGTCGTTCGATATTGCACCCTCCACCATTGTAAATATCGTAGTACAATCTTGCTGCCATACGGAAAACCTCGGCAGCGAGTTCTTTGCATTCACCGCAAGGTGGTACAAATTCATCCCATAGCAAACGCCTTTTCTTTTCGTGTTTACCATTTCCACTCCAATAGGTTTTAATGGTTTTAGTTTTCATCGGTCTTGTCTCCCAGTCGTTAAAGTTTAAAATTAAAAATCATACAGCCTAATACAAACGCTATTATGCATAGCATCGTAGCGCGTATTTGTTTATGTTTTTCGTCGGTCATTGGTATTGTCTCCGTTTGTTAGGTTGTAGTTAGTTGCTAATGCTTGGCGACTTAGTGCATCGAGTGAACGTTCGCATAGGTCTAGCTCTTCAACGTCGAGTTCTTGCGACGGTCTATCGCGCAGGTCTTCTAGCCGTGTTTGTAATAGTGATAAGATGTATTCTTCTATCATCGGTCTTATGCTCCAAAAGGGTTAAAAGTGGTTAAAATCGGTCTTCTACAAGTGTTCTAAATGGTTATTTGTGTCCGATAGGTGGGGTTAAATTGACCTCAAAATCGGACCTGGTTTGATTTTAAGAGCAGATTTTCCGGTATTGCTATAAGTAGTGCAACGGAATTCGAATCCGTTAACGTCCCTATGACGCTCACCAATGGCACTAAGGGTTAACGGGTTAAACCGTTACCACAAACCTCCCCTGCTTGTACTCGTTATAGTGCGCTGTAGTATCGGCCTTTAATACTAAGCCTACTACACTTCCTGCAGGATCGTTAATACGTAGGTCTGATTCATCTCCATTGATAACCGGGTGGCCGAGAAACGTCTTAGGCAATACCGTAAGCTTGCGAGTAGCTCCCGCAAAAACTACAGCGATATTGTGACCTGATTTTAACAACGTCCGACAATCAGCAATATTTTTTGTGTTGCCAGTATACGAAAATGTTAGGTGGTAGTTATCGGGTATCGATTTAAACCGTTTCATAATTTTTGTGTAATCATAAAAACTGCTAAGAGGGTGATTATTGATAACACTAAGAAAATTTAAGTCAGTGACAACGTTTAAACGTATAGCAAGTTTAATATCGTTGTTACGTTCTTTATTATCTATCTCCCTATCTAATCGGTTTAAAAACCATTGGCGATGTTGGAAGTACAAGAGCGTACGCGCTATTTTGCCGATATGGATACTCTCCCAAACTGCGCGCATACCAGAACCGTCCAAACATGCAGCACGGCATTCAGCAGTACTACCGGCGCAAGTGTTGTAGCCACTTAATTTATGTGGTGCGAGTGACATACCAAAGGTACGATACTCTGTACCATTTTTGGCGAGCTTAGTATTTGTTGCACCTTGCTGCAGTAGGTTAACTACTGGAATCGTCCTAGTCTTAGATAGTTTGAATTTATTTGATAGGGTAAAACCCTTAGGTATTGTTACGTGGGGTACGTTGTCTTTAAATACTATTTTCGTCATGGTTGGAGTCTTTCCAGTAAAATTTGTTGCGATCGCAATAAAAATAATCGGTATTCGTACCGATACTAGCCCCCAATGTTCGATTCATTGGGGGCTAGTGGTGGGTTAGTTGCCTATGTCGCTGTTGCAACAATCGCATACGTGCGAAAATTCGTCGGTATCGTCGTATAGGATTGTAGGGATTGGGTAGTCATAATCACGTATACGTGATTCAGGCAATAGGTAAATGTCAGACTCGACTACATCGGCAATACAGTTGCCGCAATAACACTCGCCGTCGGTTGTAACGTATGCAATTGTGTAGCCGCCTATTGTTGAATGTGTCGGGTATTCTGTTTTGATATTTGGTTTAGGTGTATTCATCGGTATTGGTTCCTATAAAGGTTAGTAGTAGTAAAATCTAGTGTTCAATTCCGTAGCATTCGCCATTGGATAGGCAATACACGGTTTTAAGATTGTCGATACGCTTACCATTGATATGGAAAAACATATCTCCATTTTTTGGATTAAAGCGTATGCGACGAAATTCGTTAGTTGCTGAATTGATTAGAACTTTATTATCAATGTCGGCGGTTATGTCTTTTGTCTTGAACCAAGCGAATACGCTACGGTTACCACCATTGAGACAATTCTCGAATGATTTTCCCGATGGTTGTTTGATTGTCACGTTATGGGCTACTAGTGTAGTAGCTTGTACTGCGTAACCGTTAGGCTTGTATGTCCAAGCTCGGCCATTGGTAGCGTTAAGGTTGCGATGAAATGTTATAGTTCGCATAGGAATTCTTTCCGTTTGTTAGAGTGTTATTCATTAACTATAGATAAGGTATCACAATCATCGGCATACGTCAAAGGTAATTTGAGAATACTTTGATATATTTTGTTTGGTGTGTTGGTGTTCTATATAGTAGTAGTAGTAAGAGCTAGTCTTACTAGGCAACGAACGACGACAAGCAAAACCAGGACCGACACAATTCTATAGAATAGAACCGATAGTTTTAGCCTCTTGTCCGTTCAGTCATTGACGGCAATTTAACCTGTCTATGGTAAGGGATTTTACATAGTGGGGGGGTGAAATAGAATCCAAGAATCTGAACCACACCCCCTACCCCATCGGTGGAGTCCCACGTATATAGCCCCTAAGACCGACGAGACACTTTTTCGACTTTCTGTACCCCTCCTCCCAAAAAGTCTCACACACAGCCTCTCAGACCCCTTATAATGGACGCATAGGACACATCAACATGCCAGCTTCCGAAACCGTAGAATTACATGCAGCTTGGCGATGGGACTGTCCTGAATGCGGAATAGAGGGCTGGATACGGGGTTTACACCTTGAAAGCGTGCATTTGACCGAGAAGCAGCGGGCTGTGCTCAGGGAAGAGGAGTGGTGGGTCCTGTATCCAGAACTCGTTCGCTGTGAGCATTGCGGTAGTGGTTATCGGGTGCATATGGGTAAAATGGACACATAAAGGAGACGGATCATGCCTAAAGTAGGAAAGAAGAAGTTCGCATATACGGCTAAGGGTAAGACTGCTGCAAAGCGTTACGCCAAGAAGAGTGGTAAGAAGGTCAAGACTCGAAGGAAGTGTTAGATGACCGCTGTAACCGAACAAGTAGCGGCTAGTGCTGATGATCGTCAGCATACGACCGAAACCGATATGTCCAGTAGCGTAACTCACAGCCTTGAGAGTGCTAGTGCGACGACGATGAAGTTTGGTTACCAAGCGGTGAATGAGATGGAGATGGCCAGCGGATTTGTCTGGACAAACTATATGCGGTTTACCAGCGTAGCTATTCCACAGGGCGCAACAATAGACGACGCAAAAATACAAATCTACGCTACAGCCCACAGCAGTGCTGGTAGCAAATCAATTGTGATCGATGGTAACGACGTTGATGATGCGGCTCAGGCATCTAGCGAAGGTGACATTCGATCAGCGACAAAGACTTCTGCAACAGTAACTTGGACGCTAGGAGGAAGTCCCAGTACAGGGGCTTGGGTCGATTCACCGGAGATAAAGACCATTATCAAAGAGATCGTTGATCGTGGTAGCTGGTCGTCAGGAAATGACATCAATCTTTACTTTCGAGGTCCAGCAACATCCGCTGATTGGAGTTACACATTCAGAACCTACGACCACAGCGGGAACGCTCACGGGCCAAAGTTAGTATTGAATTATTCAACCAGTTCAGCGGCAAAAATACCAATAACTCTATTTATTAATGGAATGAGTACATAATGGCTACAAGAAACGTATCAATGGTAATTACCTTTGTTGCTTGGGATACAGGCAATAATGTAGGTAAAACGGGTCAAACAGATTCTGAGTTGACATTAAGGTGGGTTAAGGACGGTACATCTTCTGCCCCAGATAATGACGATGCAATTGGGGAAGTAGACGCTACGAACTGTCCCGGCATATACAAGATAACAATGACTGCCACGGAAACAGACTGTAATATTGGCACGTTATGTGGTAAAAGCAGTACATCTAATATTGTGGTTTTGCCGATTACAATACAGTTTGAGAGACTTCCAGACGCTGACCCTGCGGCTAATGGTGGTCTACCAACGGTTGATGGAAGTAATCATATAAACGGCGTACAAGATACATTAAGCGTGAATGTCACGCAGATAGAAGGTTCTGACGCTACTGACCAGATAAATGCTGCTTGTGATGCGGCTATTGAGACTTATGGTCTTGACCATCTTGTATCCGCTTCAGTAGCTGGATCGGACATAGTGGATAACTCCATTGTGGCCAAGTTGGTTAGCAAGGAATCCACTGCTGACTGGGATGACTTCGTGAACACGACTGACAGTTTACAGGCACTCAGGGACAGGGGTGACGCTTCTTGGGTAACTGGTGGAGGAGGCAGTGCAAGTGCTATTGCCGATGCTGTATGGGACGAGGCTACGTCTGGACACACAACTGGTGGTTCGTATGGTAAGGCATTGTCTGATATTCTTACGGACACAGCAGTTATTGGCTCCGCGGGTGCAGGACTATCGGCTGTACCTTGGAACGCTGCTTGGGATGCTGAAGTACAGAGTGAATGTACTGACGCACTGAACGCCTATGACCCACCGACCAAGGCTGAGATGGATGCCCTGTGGACAACGGATATTGCTGAAGCCTATGCAGGAGCAAGTGAAACTGCCTGCACACCAGCCGAGCTTCTTTACATGATCCTGAGTTGTGTTGGCAGCTATTCAATAAGCGGCGATAAGATTACCACCCTCAAGTTAGATGAATCTACACAGGCAATGCGGTTCGACATGGACGATGCAACTAATCCAACCTATCGTAAGCGAGATGCTTAATGCCGATTAAAGACTTAATAGGTCCAGCGTTTGTTGGTACGGGTACAGTTAAATACATTGTCACTCGTGGTCTAGCAACGGCAGATTATGTGATACCTGTCATAGCGGAGGTCAATACGCTAATGGGTGATGTGACCGATGAGGTGTACAGGCAGGGTGTAGCCATTACAGGTTTCACCTTTGTGCTCATCAATAAGTCTACTGGTGCGGCTATTACCAGCGGCAGTGTGACATGTAAGGTTATCAAGGATGGTGGATCACAATCTACAAGTACTAACAGTGCGGCTCATGAGGGTAATGGTCAATGGTCAATAACACTAACGGCAACGGAGATGGATGCAGAGCAGGTCGGGTTAGCGATTACCCACTCCACTGCATTGCCGTTATACAAGACGTTTAGGACGGTGTAATGTTCCC